GCACTACATTATCAGCTTTTGAAACATGGAACGGCATACCTTCACAGACAGCCCCAACAGGTCGTTATACAGGGATTATAATGCGCCCAGCAGTGGTTTATACAGGTAGTAAAGCAGAAAATCCGAGTTCACTTACAAGCGCAAGGCGGAACAATTGCACAATATGTATTGCACCAGCACCAAACAGCAAAGGTTTCCCATTTGAGGCGGCTGCAAACATGGTAGCATTATATGCACCAGTAGCGCAAAACAATCCACATATCGGTGCAGGTGGGTTAAATTACCCTGATATGCCAGTACCAGCAGACGGTGTGATAGGTGTAATGAGTGATTATAATGAGCGTGATGCAATCGTTAAGCTAGGATGTTCTACAGTTGATTTGGTTGCAGGTGTTTATCAGATACAAGACATGGTAACGACTTACAGACCTATAGGCGATGCAGACCCGAAGTTTAGGTTTGTACGTGATTTGTTTGTTGATTGGAATATCCGTTATGCTTACTACCTTAGAGAACTGTTATATGTAGTTGACAAGGTTATAACAAGTGATGGAGCGCAGGTAGCGGTGGGGAATACTATCACGCCTAAAAAGTGGAAGCAACTACTTGCAGCATTAGCGAATGAGTTCGAGCGTAGGGCGTTGATTGCAAGGGCTAGTTACATGATAGAAAATACTACAGTAGTAGTAAATTCTACTAACCCTAATCGTTTAGATACGGAGTTTGCTTACGAGCGTACAGGCGTAGCTAACATATCAAGTACAATGGCATTTGCTAATTCATATTTCGGAGAATAAAACTAAAACAATAAAAATATTATACAATGGCAGTAATAGGTGGTGATATTGTCGATATATCGGTAGCGCATGACACAGTAGGCGTGTTTTCTCTACGTGCAAAAAGTAACGAAGATGGAACAAGAGATTTGGGCGGTTTCCGTAATAATGATGACACTAACGGCATAGATGGCGGTGGTCAGAATATCATTATTAAAAATCGTTTTCGTTGGATGTTTGAGGCTACTATATCAAGTGATGATAATGTAGCTGAGGATATGTTTAAGATAGTGGATGTGGCAGCTAGTCCATTAGAAGCTAACTTTACATTTACCTTTGCATCAGGTGTTACAATGGGTGCTACAGGTACGTTTGTTGGTGACATTCAAGATGCTACCAATACCGCTACTATGACAATTAAAATGTCAGGTGCAGGTCAACTAATCAAACTATAATTAAGTATATGAACACACAAATCAATAAGGAAACAGCAACCGAAGAAGTAAACAAATGGCTTGAAACAATGCGTATTGCACCACGTAAGCGTGATGGCAAAACGGAGCAGATTAACAAGCTAATTGAAATGGTAATGTATGGTGAGGTAAGGTTTAATGAACAGGGTAGCCCAGTTCAGAAACTAGAAGAGCCACTACCAAATTATGAAGAGTTGGTATATGCAAATAGGATTAAGGTAGACGGGTTAATTTCAAAGGGTAAGTTAGAAAGCAGCGCAGACGCATTTACGACAACTTGTATTATGATTTCAAGTGCAACAGGTATATCGGTGGCATTGGCTAAGAAATTGGATATGAAAGATTTGGAAGTGCCAAGCGTTATATTGTCTTTTTTTCAATAAACCCCGAAGATATAAACAACGCTATTAAGACAGTCGTTAGAGAGCATCACTGGAAGCCTGCCGTAATAGGTGGGCTTTTTTTAGATAATTGGGATTTTCGGGGGCTATATTATTGGTATGATGACATTGTAGCGGTTAATGAGGAGATAAAAGCACAAACAAAAAAGAAATAATGAAAATAGCAGCATTAACTATACCAGCGATATTCACGGCAGTTGACAGGCTAACAGCACCATTCAAGCACATGAATAGTTCTGTTAGTGGGTTTGCCCGTAATGCTGAGGTAGCGGCTGCAAGGGCGGATAGGGCTTTCAATAAAATGTTACCTTCATTTGGCGAAAAAACTAGCGAGGTAGTAGATTATGCTAAGGGTGTAGCTACCGTAGCTACTGCGGCTGAGGCTATAACATTTAGTGCAACATCTATACTTGATTATGAAGATGAGCTAGCAAATTTAAAAGCGTTAACAGGTGCAACAGGCGAGCAGTTTGAAAGTTTTAAATTACAAATTGCAGAGGTAGCAAAGGAAAGTAAAAAGAGTTCCGTAGATGTAGTTAAGGCGTTTGGCTCGATAGCTAATAATATGCCTGAATTGCTAGATAATGCAAAGGATTTATCAGATGTAACTAAGGCTAGTATATTGTTAGGTAAGGCGGCAAGAATGGAAACAGAGGCGGCAGGTTTAGCGGTAACAGACATATTAAATCAGTATTCGTTAGGGGCTAAAAGTGCAGGTAAGTTAGTCGAAATGCTTGCTGCTGGTAGTGTTGCAGGTAGCAGTGAAATTAATGATACTCAGGAGGCTTTAAAGAAATTTGGTACGGTGGCGGCAAATATAAATGTAACTCCACTTGAATCTATAGCATCAATTGAATTAGTAAGTAAGTTTGAAAAGGGTGCGGAGGCAGGAACTAAGCTAAGAAACATACTTACTACAATGAGTCAAGGTCAGTTTTTGCCACCTAAGACATTAGAAACATTAAAGCAGTACGGTGTAGATATAAATAAAGTATCAAATAGTTCTATTCCATTTACCGAGCGATTAAAGGAGATAGGTAAAATATCTGCTGATAATGCGGCAGTTACTCAAGTATTTGGTAAAGAAAATCTAGCATTAGCAACTGGATTACTTCAAAACGCTGCTTTATTACCTGATTACATTAGTAAGGTTGATTCGGTTGGTGAGGCTACTAGAATGGCTAATGAGAATACTAATACTCTAAGAAATAAAATAGCTGAAACTGTAAATACGTTTGTAACATATATAACTACTTTACAAAAAACAAGTTTTGGATTAAAGGTGTTAAGCGGTTTTTTAGGTTGGGTTGCTGATAACATGGGATGGATGTTAGACATAGCAGTACCGTTATTGGGTATATTGATAGGCGTTAAGGCGGCTATATGGGGTATTGCATTTGTATCTAAAGTGGCAGCAGCGTGGACAGCAGGGCTTAATTTTGTTATGGGTATAGGTGCGGTTATTAACGGCACTTATGCTACATCTGCATTTGCTACACAGGCAGGCATGTATGGTATGGCAGTAGCGGCAGGGGTGGCAGAGGCGGCACAATGGGCGTTAAATGTGGCAATGATGGCGAACCCAATAGGGTTAATAATAGCGGCTATTATAGCACTAATATATATCATTGTTAAGTTGGTGCAACATTGGGATAAAGTTAAAGCAGCATTTAAGGTAGGTGGCATATTGGGGGCTATACAAGAGATTGGTAAAGTATTGTTAGATGTGGTATTAGCACCACTACAGGCAATACTATCAATTATAGCCAAGATAACGGGGGCTGATTGGGCTAAGAATGGTAAGATGGCTATTGAGGTATTCAGGTCTAATATGGGTACATATACGCCTGAAAAAGAAGGGGCAACAATGCCAGCAGTTAGCAGCAAGGTAACGGAACAAAATACACTAATTGAGCGTATAGAAAAAAGCAGTGCAAAAGAAAAGATTGAACTATCTTACAACAACATGCCGAGCAATGTTAATGTAGCAGCAACGGCAGGGATAGCGGTAAAGGGAACTACTACAATGATGGGGGGTAATGTATGACGGATATAGAACTATTTGAAAGCGGTAACGGTGGCGAAATAAGGCTAAACGGCAGCGACATAAATACGGTTGAGGGAATAACCAACATGCCGTACTTATCGTGCTTTGGTGGGGCTGATTGGTGGGGTAATGCACTATTGCCCGAAGATGTAGGGCAACAGCATACAGCAACTACAGAAGAAACACTAAGAGTAACACCGTTAAGTAGTTTGGGTAGACCAGTAATTGAACGTGCGGTTAGTAATGATTTAGCATACCTTACAGAACAGATTGCAAGTACTACCGTAGTAGTTAGTAGTAGCATACCGCAGACAAACAGAATAGACATGAGTGTTAATATCAATGGAGAGGAAGTATTTTTAATGTGGCAACCTAATTTATAAAATGGCAACGATAAAGACAAAACAACAGATATATGATGAAATAGTACTTGACTTAGAAAATAAGTTAGGTATTACATTGTCGACATTTGGCAGGGTGTTACTTAGAATACTTGCATTGGTTTATGCAGGGGCTTTAAAATTGGTTTATCTTTCTATTGGATTTGTGCAAAAGAATGTAGCACCTGACTTAGCAGACCCCGAAGAGAAAGGCGGCACGTTAGATAGGTTTGGATTGTTGAAATTAGGTCGTAGGCGTTTCCCAGCTACACAGGCACAATACACAGCTACAGTAACAGGCACAACAGCAGCAGTGATACCAGCAGGCACAACATTTAAAAGCGATAGTAACGCATTAAATGCGGGCTTTTTGTTTATCCTAGATAATGCCTATACTATGCCAGCAGGCACAGGAACGATAACAATAAGGGCGTTAACGGCAGGCAGCGAAAGTAGGTTAGTAGTAGGTAACACATTGACAGCTACAAGCCCTATAAACGATGTAAATAGGGGGATTACAGTAGCTACAGAAACAGTTATACCACAGGCAGCAGAAACGGTAGAAGAGTACAGGGCTAAGATAATACAAGCGTATAGGATTGAGCCACAGGGCGGCAGTAAAGGTGATTATAGATTGTGGGGCTATGATGCACAGGGTACAAGAGAAATATACCCGTATGCAAGTAGTGGTAATAATAACGAAGTAGATATATATGTTGAAGCTACCATTGCAGATAGTACAGACGGATACGGTACACCAACATTAGCAATATTAACAGATGTAGAAGATGTGATTGAAGCCAGCCCCGATGTAACCCTAACACTTGCCGAGCGTTCACGTAGACCGTTAGGCGTATTTTTAGTAAATGTTTATCCGATTGTATTGCGGGAGATAGATATTAATATTGCGTCATTTGCAGACCTTACGGCAGGTAAGCAAGCGACTATATTAGCAGCTATTACAGAGGCTTTATATGATGTTAGACCGTTTATTGCAGGCATTGACATTGTGGCAGAGAGGAACGATATATTTGATACTAATAGGATAGGTGCGATAGTGCTATCAGCGTTGGCAGGTAGTAGTTTTGGCACAATTACTATGCGTGTTGATGGTGTCATAATGTCAAGCTATCAATTTGATAATGGCGAAATTCCATATCTTGACACAATAACTTACGTATAATGGGAGATAGAATATTTAGGTTATTAAGGTTACTATATCCGAGAGGTAGGGCGTTTAAATTGCCCTATCTCGGTACGTTTTGGAAGTTAACAGATGCACTTAGCTTATCATTAGCAAGGGCGGCAAGTGATGGCATAAGTATATTGGATAGCATTATACCTGACAATACTAATTTTACGACACAAGATGCAACAGATTGGGAACGTAGATTGGGTATGATTAGCAATAGTACCGTATCATTGACTGATAGGAAGTTAGCTATATATCGCAAGATGGCACACCCTAACGGACAGCCAGCAAGGCAGCACTATCTATTCATTGAATTTCAGTTAAGGTTAGCAGGCTTTGATGTACGACTATATGAGAATAGGTTTTTAGTTGGTTCGCCTGCGGTAATGGAAACCAAAACACCTAGCGATATATTAGGTATTCCGATAGGGTTAGCAATTTACGGTGATATTACTTATGGCGAAACTGCTTATGGTAGCGGTTGGATAGATGAAGGCATTACAATTATAGCAAATAATTTGGAGGCGGTAAGGGATGCCACTTTTGATTTTGGTGCAAATTATCGCAGTACATTTTACATTGCAGGCAGCACAATTACTACCTTTGCTAATGTAGATGCAGATAGGGAAATTGAATTTAGGGAATTAGTATTAAAATTAAAGCCAGCGCAAACCGTTGGCATAGCATTTGTAAACTATATATAATATTATGGCACGTAAAATAACAGATTTTAACGGTACAGTAGTTGCGGTAGGTGGTGCATATCCTTACGGAGATATTAAGGATAATCCAAGCGGTACGATTATAGACCGTAAGAGTAATGCAGATTTGCAACAGTTTTTTCAAAAGTTGGCAGACAGCGCAGGTATAACGCTTAACAGTTTAGCTGATAATTCTACAAATGGATTTCAGTTAACAGAGGCTTTGAGTAAGGTGATAGGCAACCATGCTGCGCAGATAGTAGTAGGGCAGCTAGGTGCAACCTACGACCCAACAAAGGTGTACATACTGTCGGGCTGCGATACGAGAGCCAATAGCGGGTATGCTATGTACGACGGTGAACTATACTTCATTCAGGGTAATGCCGGACCATCTTGCGGAGGAGGCTTAGTAGATGTGGTTGCGGTGTTCACGCCAACTCTGTACACTGGTGGAGTGCAATCTTTGCAAATAACATGCGGTGCATCGGGTAGCGGAATATCCGATTTTGCGGATTTGGTGTACGTTAATAAGTGGAAGCCCGCGGCTAGTGTATTCTCTTGGGGTTCTGGGGGTAGTGGCACGATAGACCCAGGAGATGTGGCTAAAGATGAGTATCAAGTGATAGGAGATGTGCTGCATTACCGATTGCACATAAGTGGTGCAACCGTGACCAGCGCACCAACGTATTTAGAAGTGCAACCGACTAATCTGGTGTTAGTTGGCATTAGTACAGACGAAGCGTGGTCACAAGCAGCAGTCTATATAGATGGTACGACTAGGCAAGCGTGTTTCCTAGAAGGTCCAGCAGGCGTAAATAACATCATGCGGATTTACCCTTCATCTGGTACTTTCTCAGCAGGGGTGGATAACCAAGAATTCTTCATAAACATAACAGCCGCTATAGTCTAACGCCAGTAGGTAAACGGTGCATTTGGGTGGTGCAAAGTAGGGTACAGCCTAAGTGTGTCGTTTACCAACAAATAACCATACTGTGCAAACTTGCTACCGTCATCAAGCAGATAGTAGATTGAATCAGTAGATACGGCATAAGGATAGAATGGCTGTCTGTCTACCGACATTAAACTGTCAGTAAAGCAGAGTGACCCATACGAAGATGACCAACACCCACTATTTATTTTAGGAGGTACAGGTGGATTAACAGGAGGACAAGCAGGCTTCTTAGTACAAGAAACAAAAGAGATTAAAGCGATTGCAAATAGTGTGTGTTTCATTTTTAGTTTAGTTTTGTGCAAACATAATGAATGTATTTCTAAATATCAATAGTAGCGAAGTTGTAACATATACGGCAAGGCTAGAACGTATGCGTAAATCAGCGTTACCAAATGCTATAAGAAACACATTGAGTAAAGCGGCATTAGATGTAAAACAAAACACCATGCCGAAAAGTGCAAAGCGTACATTTATACAACGTAAGCCACAGTTTTTTAAAGCAGCTAGTACAGTAGTATTTGCAAAGGGTAGCGACATATCACAAATGAAGTCAGCAGCAGGTTTTAAGCAATTACCGAATGATAAAGGTAGGGCGGTAGACGACTTAAATCAACAAGAGTTTGGGGGCAAAATAGGGGGTAGAGATTACGTAGCGTTAAAGGGTGCAAGGTCTGCAAAATCATGGCATAAAGGGGTGCGTAAAGACCTAAGAATAGCGGCACTTGATAGGATGATTAATAGCGATAAGGCAAGCGGTAAAAATGACAAAGAAAAGTTTGTTAAATCTGCAATTCATGCAGGTAAAGGGGGATTAGTTAGGGGTAATATTAAAAATAGCAGTGGGGCGAGAACGATATATTTAGTAAACAAAGTAATGCGTAAAGGCAAAAATACTGTAATAGGTAAGACCGCAGTTTATAGCGAAAAAGACAATAGACAGGTAAAGCCACCAGCAACGCACTTTATGGGTAAAGCAGCAGAACAAAGCAGCAAGAGAGTAGAACAAATATTTATTAATGAGGCGGCAAAACAATTAGCTAGAATATGAGTTGGATTGAAAAGATGGCACAGCCATACGTTATTAAAATGGGTGACGGTGCAGAGTACCGACCGAAGTACATACCTACTCAAATTCAGCAGGCGTTTAATATGTCGTTATTTGAATTTCCAAATGTAGCAGGTACAGTAGTTGAGCGTAAGAATGTAAAGGGTGAGCGTTATTCGTTAGATGTATATTTTGATGGTGAAAATCATTTGGATTTTATGGAGCGATTTAAGGCAAGCGCACGTAATCCGAAGTATTGGACAGTTCAGCACCCGATGTACGGCACATTGTACGTACAGCCATTAGAACTAACATACGACAATAAAGACTATAATGTAAGCCACATTACAGGGGTGATGATTGAAACCGTAATAGGCAAAAAACCTACAAAAAAGGATGCACAAAGTAAGATAGTAGCCGATAAACTTGCTATTGATAAACTGCAAGCGGATACGTATGCAGTGGATATACAGACCCCAACATTAGCAGATGTACAGGAGTATAAGGGTAATCTATCAAAGATGTATAATGATGGCGTAAATGGCGTAGGAACTACACTAGATGCACAGGTGTATTTTAATGCTTTTACGGCTGCAAATAGTGGGTTAAATAATCTTATAGCAAAGCCAGCCGCAGCAGTACGATTGGCACAAAGGATGATTGAAGCACCTTTTAATTTCGCCCAAACGGTTAAGGCTAGAATGTTGTTATTTCTACAGCAAATAAATACTTTAAATAGGAGTTTAGACACCATACTTAATAGGAAACAAAAAAGGCAATATGAAACAAATGTAGGGGCTATTATTACCGCAATGGCTAAGACTACAGTAACTAATACGGACGGTAGTTATAACAATAGACCCGATGCAATAGCCATAGCTGATATATTAGCAGATGCCTATAATGGGTACGTTATTAATCTTGATAGCTTACAAACTACTACAGGTGGTAGTGCCGATGGGTATATACCCGATTATGATAGTGTTTCAGGTATTACAGAATTGATTACATTTGCTATAAATAATCTTTATAATGTTGCGGCAGATGGTAGGCTACAGGTTACTTTTACATTAGAAGAAGATACCGACCCGATTAACCTAACACAAAGGCTATACGGTGCAGACCCTACAGATGAATTTTTAAATGAATTGTTAGACGCTAACATGATAGGATTGAGCGAGATATTTATAATACCGAAAGGGCGTGATATAACATACTACGAAAATGCAAATTAAAATTGAAGATGTCGTTATTGATACATATACAAACCTTAGACTAACGGTAAGGTATGATAGTCTTGTATCTGATTTTCAATTTTCTGTATTATACGACCCTAACAATGCTACACATAGAC